CCCGTAAGGAGGTTCCCCCAGTGCAATTGCACAACACTCATGTGAAATTATTCACATGTAGCCGTAAGAACGGATCTACAGATGACCCAACAGGCAACAAAGAAAAGAGACCTCCGTTATAATTCACGAACGGGCGTCTTCAAGACTTGGGTGGGACCAAATTTGATCTCATCCCAAGATATCTTGTCTTTTAGCCAGTTGGTCCAGGAGACGCATAGTCAAGGTAATCCATACGGAAAAGTGGCAGCAAGGCATAAACGCAATGTTCATGCCTATGGCTATGATCCGGAGGGTCTCCAAGACATTGGCGGCTATTTCCTCACCTTGAAAGTCCAATCCACCAGTGATGGTAGAATTTGGAACTTGACAGGCGGAAATCCGAGCTCTTCCCACTGGGCTTACGAAGGGCAGTTGAGTGCTTGGGATAAGGATCCCAACTTTAACTCAAGTTCTTTTCTGCAACCTTCGTCTATCTCAGTGCTAAACTCGCTAGGAACAATCGCAATCTCGCGAATGCTCCCAACGAATCCGCTCGCTGGAATGGGTCAGTTTGTCGGTGAATTGCGGGATGTCCCGCGGATTCCATCAATTAAGGCTTGGCAAAAGACTCTTCGTGAGTTGTTCCAAGGACGGCCTGAGAAGGCTATCCGCGGCGCATCTGATGAATATCTTAACCAAGTCTTTGGATGGGCTCCTTTCATCGGCGACCTCAAGAAATTTCACAAAGTTGTGAAAGAGGCTCGACCCCAAATGGAAAAGTTTGCTCGTGGTTCAGGTAAACTCCTGAGACGAACATACAAGTTCCCTGTAGATGTGACGACAGTAGTGCAAACGGTGAGTCAGAATTATTACCCTGACCCGCCACTAAACACGTACATCTTCACACAAGGTGGAGTACTTACAAAAACAACTCGGACTGAGACCAAACGTTGGTGCTCAGCGGCTTTTACTTATCACTTGCCGGAAGTTGTCCCTTCGGACAACAACTTTGTGCAAGCGATAAACAAGTTTAAGCGTGGTGAACAGATGGCGAACAGGTTGTTCGGCGCCCGTATCACACCCGATTTGATTTATAAGCTCACACCATGGTCCTGGGCCCTCGATTGGGTTAGCACGGCCGGTTCCGTTGTACGGAACTGGTCTGCCTTCGCAAACGATGGTCTTGTCATGCATCATGCGTATATCATGGAAGAGAAAACCCAAGATATCACATATGCATTGACTGGCGTCGGCTCTAGCGCTGGCGTCATAAACTTGACTCAGACGTTTCGTTATGAAACAAAAGTCCGGGTTAAGGCGACACCTTATGGCTTCGGGATAAACCCTGCCTCCTTCACAGGAAAGCAGTGGTCTATCATAGCGGCTCTCGGGATTTCCCGACAACCGCTCTCCCTAAATTTCTAGGGAGCACTACAGAAATGACCCCGCTGTGGGGTCATAATTTCCTGCACTGGTTCCGTCCATGGCTTTTGCCGATCCACAAACTGTAACGATCAATGCTGTTGCCAATACGCTTCCGCGTACTGGCTTTCAGCCCGCTGCCGGCATCTTCACTAAAGATGACGGTAACGTCAAGCTTTCCATTGCCAACACGTACGCAAAGCGTACGCGTCGGTCGTGCCGGCTTGATTTTTCGAAGATCGCCGCAGATCCGCTCATTTCCGCCCAGAATATCAAGTACTCGATGAGTGCTTATCTGGTCGTTGATGTGCCTGTCACCGGCTTCACAGTCGCTGAACAGAAACAGATCGTCGACGCTCTGACTCTTTATCTGACTGCTTCGTCAGGCGCCCGCGTCACCCAGCTTTTGGGTGGCGAGGTCTAACCCAGCAATCAGATTCCCTGCAAAGGGGGAGTACAGTTCGTGCACTACGTGGATCCATGGACTAAGGATTAGTTAACTCTTTTTCAAGGAGCAACTAATGAAAAGCCTAATGGAACTTACGCAGTGTGTGCTAGCTGATGCTAGTACATGGTGTTGTGTAAGCACCACTCGCGATGAACAAACCGTCGCGAGGCGGGTAAAAGCCGAAGGTGTATCGTTTCTCACGATCACCCTTCCGCAGTTCTGTACAGACTTCGAAAGATGTCTGGAACAGGGCACTGCGGACGACCCCTGTGTTTGGACCGGATTCGGTCGCAAGCAAGCTCTCCCGAGATTCCTCTCAGGTTTGCTGGGTCTCGTCTTTGATTCGCAAAGTGGTCTATTACTCGATGAACCCAGCACACTTGCCATATTCTTTATACGGCAGGTGACGTTGTTGCATAAGAAAGTTCTCCTCGATTGCTCGGAAGAGCGTGAAAGGAATGCTTATGCGAAGTTCATCGAGTGTGAAGAGGAAGTACGTGCCTTTGAAGATCACTTCAGAACCGGAGAACTTCTCCCGTTCTGTATACAGCCAGACCTTGAACGGTTTGGTCGTATTTCTGATCTTCTTTGGGCTCATGATTGCAGCCTCATTGACCGTAAGGTTTATGAGGGACAACATGTCCCAAAGCACGGGCCAGGCAAAACTGCAGATCGATTCACCGGTAACGGTAAGTTCGACTGCAACACCTGGCACTCCAGGCTTGAGCGACACTTCTGCTCAAGCGACTTCAGAATAGCCAATCCTGGCTTTATTGAAGTCCTTGATGGAGTTACTTTTCTCGAACCTGAGGCCGAAACGCCCGTAAAGGTCGTTACGGTCCCTAAAACGATGAAAACACCACGAATTATCGCCATTGAGCCTACGTGCATGCAATATGCACAACAAAGCCTGATGGAGCTGTTCGTAGATGGACTCGAAAAGAGTGACACTCTTCGAGGGTGCATCGGCTTTACCGACCAGACACCTAATCAGGATCTGGCTCGGATAGCCTCATCTCGTGTCGGACCATACAATCCTCGTGAGGGGATCTGTACGCTCGACTTGAGTGAAGCTAGTGACCGTGTTTCCA